AAAGGAGTAAGAGCCTACCGCAAGAAGAATCCTGGCTCTAAATTGAAGACTGCCGTAACAGGCAAAGTCAAGAAAGGCAGTAAAGCTGCCAACAGAAGAAAGTCTTATTGTGCAAGATCATTAGGACAACTCAAGAGGAGTTCGGCAAAAACAAAAAATAATCCGAACTCTCGTATTAGACAAGCAAGAAGAAGGTGGAAATGCTAATGGAAAAAATATATAGAACAAATCAAAAAGTAATTACATACCCTATGTTTCCTATAGAGAGAAGTCTTAAAAAGAAATATAGAGGTATTCCTTATACCCCTAAGAAAAGTGTTACAGGTATATCCTATAGAACAGGTATGTATCGAGGTATAGAAAACCAAGTAACTATACGACATAGAAGTTAATATGGCTGCGAAAAAGAAAAAGAAAACTAAGAAGAAAAAAGGAGCTACTCCTACGAATCCTAGCTTATATGCAAGAGTAAAGGCAGCAGCTAAAAAGAAGTTTAAAGTTTATCCTTCAGCCTACGCTAATGGATGGTTAGTTAGAGAATATAAAAAGCGTGGTGGTGGTTATAGATAATGGCCAAACCAACAGGAGGATTAGCAGCGTGGTTTGGTAAAGGTCCTAAAGGGGACTGGGTAGACATAGGAGCACCTAAGAAAAAAGGGAAGTTTCAACCTTGTGGCAGAAAGTCTGCTAAGAAGAGTAAAAGAAAATATCCTAAATGTGTTCCTAGATCAAAAGCTAAAAGTATGACAGCATCACAAAGGAAAAGTGCTGTTAAAAGGAAGAGGTCAAAAGCACAAGGCGTTGGAGGAAAACCTACCAATGTTAGAACTTTCGCAAAGAAACGAAAGAGAACAACAAAAAGGAAAAAGTAATATAGGAGATAATTATGAAAAGATTACTAACAATTGCTATTATAGGTCTTACTCTTACAGGATGTGCAGCATCACAAATATCTTTGACTGCATCAGCACCTAAAGGTAAAGACTTAGATATCACTATTAAGACTAAAGAACAAAAAGCTGAATAACATGGAAAGAGCCAGAAATGAACATGGTCATTATATTGCAGATGATCCAGGAACTAAAAATGTTAATGAAGCATATAAACCCATTAAGTATTATCTAATAGAAGAAAAGATACTTAATCTTATTCTACAAAATGTGGCACAATTACCACATGTCTTAATAGATCCAAAGACTAAGAAAGTTATACAAGAAGTAGAGGAGTAATATCCATGCCAATGGTTGGAGATAAAAAGTTTTCTTATACTGATCAAGGTAAAAGAAAAGCAAAACAATATGCCACTGAAACAAGTAAGTTAATGCATGTTGGCTACCGAAAAGGAGGAGGAGCTTTGAAAGTTGATTCTCCAAAAGGTAAGAAATGTTTATTTGGTATTAAGAAGTAATGGCTATACCTACGTTTAAATCGTCAGCAGTAGCCTTATCATCAACCAATAGGACAACGGTATATACAACTCCAAGCCTATCAAGAGCAGTAGTAACTTCTGTGATGATAGCAAATGTTGATGCATCAAGTGCAGCCACAATAAAACTAGAGTGGTATGATGCGTCAGCAACAACATACTTCGCACTAACTGGAGCATACAGTGTTGCAGCAAATGGTTATTTGATTATATCAGATTCTCCTATGTATTTTGATACAGGGGATTTGCTAACAGCTACAGCAGGTGCAGCAGATGACTTAACAGTTACAGCTTTCGTAGAAGAATACTCAACAGGATTTTAAATGGCAAAAGAACTAACAGAAAAACAAAATGCTTTCTTAAATGCTTTATTCGGTGACGCATTAGGTGATTATCGAATGGCAATGGACATTGCAGGATACGCTCCTTCAACTACAGTAAGAGATGTTACATCAGGACTACAGGAAGAGATCCTGCAAGGTTCAAGAGAGTATTTAGC